GGAGATGTCCTTTGCGTACATGTCGTTCATAATGGCCCGGAACGGCGTGATCTCGTTGGCGCTGGAGTCCACACCGGTGTCGATGCCGTCCAACAGGGAGATGTACCGCACACGGTGTTCCGGGAAATAGCGCTCCATATAGTGGCCGGTCATGATGTAGTCGCGCCCCAGCCGGGACAGATCCTTGGTAATCACCATGTTCACCCGTCCGGCCTCAATGTCCCGCAGCATCCGCCGGAACTCCGGGCGGTCGAAACTGGTGCCCGACCAGCCGTCGTCTCCTGATGTCAAGAGAAAACCAAAGAAATTAAAGAATTTTTCATCACTTTTTATCGGTCTGTGTCAAATCAGGAATCATAATCCACGGCACATTAAATCTGTGACGGAGAACACGCCAATACCAGCGGAGTTCAAATCAGCAATCAGTTCCATCACCCAACCACTATCCCTGCCCAGACGGGCAAAGTCTTTTATCAACAGAGCGTCGGCCCGTCCTTGCCGAACAGCTTCAAGAAAATCATTCAGCCCAGGCCGGTCAAAGGTCAGGCCGCTGGCCTCGTCCTGGGATTCTCCCACAACATTGAGCTGATGCTTTTCTGCAAAGCTGCGAAGATAGTTCATCTGATTTTCCAAAGCCCATGTATCAGGTGAGGCAACGCGCCCATAGAGCCAATATCGTTTCTTATCCCTGTTCACGCTCCGCAGCCTCCTTTTTTGTGGTATCGGCAAGTAGCCGTTGATATTCGTCCCCGCATTTCCAAACGATCTCGATAGAAGTAGAACTGTAAATGTAGATGTTTTGGATCAGCAAATCCACCAGCTCCCGTGTCAATGTCCTGACATTGGTATAGGGAATGATGTTGTAGGTGGAGAGTTCTTCTTCCTTTGCCCGCCGTTTGGCATCCCCCAGCTCTTTGATTTTGGTTTCAAGCCGCTGGATATGTTTTTCGCACTGTCCTCGCTTATGCTGGTAGTCCTCCGCGCTGACTTTGCCGGACACCATATCCTCAAAAGCCGCCATCTTTTCCTGCTGGCGCATTTGGATTGAGTTCTGGTGTGCTTTGATCTGCCGGTCAAGGCGTTGGTTGTAACGGGTATCTTTTGCGGACTGGCGCTGCTTCGCCTGAACCGCCCCTCGGACAAGCTGGGCCATCATGCGGATAGCTGCCAAAACCGTCTGTTCCAACTCCTTTTCATCTATCCTGTCCTGTGGGCAGCCTATATCCGGCTTATACCTGTCGGTCCGGCACACATAGCAGGGGTGGGCAGATTGCAGCCGCTCCATCGCAAGCCCACAGTGGCCGCACCGGATCTTCCGATAGAAAACCCGTGTGCTTTCCCCGGCAGAGCCGGGATGGGAGTTGCGGTTCAGGCTCTTGGCCGTATTGAAAATCTCCTGCGTTATGATTGCCGGGAACGCTCCATCCACAACCGTCCACTGATCTTCTGTGACAGCCTTGACCCGGCTGGAGCCTACCTTTTTCCGGGTGGTCTTGCCATAGATCGCTTTGCCGGTGTACCGCTCATCATCCAGTATCTTGCGAACCATAGCAGAAGTCCAGTAGTTTTTGCTCTGGTCTACACAGTTCCACCTCCGGTTTACTTTTTGGAGCCGTTTTCTTTGCAGCGGGGTCAGTACCCCTTCTGTATTAAACTTTCTGGCAATTTCCGTAGTAGACAGGCCGCTGGTAAAGAGGTCAAACACACGCCGGACCACGGCGGCGGCATCCTCGTCCACCAAAAGAGTGTGCTTATTCCCAGGCGCTTTCTGATAGCCAAAGAACGCATAGGGGGCAACACAGTAGCCTTTTTCGGCAAGCTGCTTTTTGGTCGATCTCACTTTTTCCGACAAGTCCTTGCTGTAAAGGTCGTAGATCACATTTCGGAAGGACACATCAATCAAGCCCGCAGAACCGTACTTGTGATCCTTGCTGTCGTAGGAATCATTGATGGCGATAAATCGCACGTCCAGGAAAGGGAAAATCTGTTCCAGATAGTCTCCAACCACGATATAGTCGCGGCCAAACCGAGACATATCCTTGACGATGATGCAGTTGATCTTCCTCTGGCGTACCTGTTCGAGAAGCCGCCGGACGGCTGGCCGCTCCATGTTCGTCCCAGAATAACCGTCGTCACAAAATTCGAGAATCTGCGCCCCGGCAAATTCAGGCCGCAGCTCAATGAAACGGCGGATGTAGGCACGCTGATTGACAACGCTGTTGCTTTCGTTTTTTTCATCGGACAGGTCGCCGTCCTCGGCGGAGAGCCGGATGTAAATGGCGATCACATAGTTCAACATCTGCTGTAAGACCTCCGGCATCGTGCTACACCTCCTCCTGAAACAACTTCTTCATCTCGTCCTGATAGTTCAACACGATATGTACCTGCTTGTCCTCATTCACATAGATCTTCTCCACCAGCGCCAGTAGCATCTCACGGGTCGGCTCTTTTTCATCCCGGAACTTGGCAAAAGCGGAAAACCATTTATTTTGTTTGGGGCTTGCCTCCGGCAAGGCGTCCTTTTCAGCCTGCAAATCCCGAAGGCGTCCCTCAAGCTGGCGGGCTTCATCCTCATACCGGCTTTTCCCGAACAGATAATCCGCCTGCGTTACAATACCGTCCACATAGCTTTCAAAGAGCGTCTGACGGAGTGTGGCCAGCTTCTTCAATCGTCCCTGCACCGATACGATCTCATTGTCAAGAGCCGTCCTGCGGCTTCTGGCCGCCGAGGACCGGCTGACCCTTTGGATGACCGCCTCCGCATCCGTGAGCATCGCCATCTGCAATCGAAGGACCTCATACACGGCCGCTTCCAAATCGCTTTCCCGCAGGCCGCCCGCATTGGGGCATCCGGCATCCAGAAGCATAGCGTGGCGGGGGCAGATAAAGTGGTACGCCACTGTTCTGCCTTTGTTGTAAACGCTCTTATAGCGTGTCATATTGTGCTGGCAGCACGCGCATGCCACAAGCCCCTCAAAAATGTTTTCGATGTCAAAATGGGCGTATTTCCCCAGACGGCTGTGGTATTCCTCGTGCTTGGCTTTCAAAATGGCTTGAACCGCGTCAAACAGCTCCTGCTCAATGATCGCCTCATGGGTGTTGGGCACAATGATCCACTCTGATGAGGGCATGGTTTTCTGCTTCTGCCCAGCGTGCAGCTTTGTGATTTTTTTGCCCTGAGCCATGTGCCCCAGATACACCGGATTCTCCAAAATATGCTTCACTGTCTGCGTTTGCCACGGAGCATTTTCGGAAAACCTTTTGGCGAATATGATGCCCTGTAAATAACGGTGATAGTTTGGATTGGGGATCTGCTCGGCGGTCAGCGTTCTTGCAATCGCGGCGTTACTCATTCCATCCTTTTTCATCCGAAAAATGCGCCGTACCACCTTCGCCGCGTCTGGATCAACGGCCAGCTTATGCCGGTCCTCCGGGGATTTCACATAGCCATAGGCGGCAAAATTGCCGATAAACTCGCCGCTGCGTTTCTTGGTGTCCAGCGCGGAATACACCTTTTGAGAAATGTCCTTGGCGTAAATGTCGTTCATCAGGTTTTTCAGCGCGATGGTCATGGCCTCTCCGCTGTCCGCCCGGATACTGTCGTAGTTGTCGTTGACGGAGATAAACCGCACTCCCATGAAGGGCAGTACCTTTTCCAGAAAGTTTCCGGTTTCCAGGAAGTCGCGCCCAAACCGGGACAGGTCTTTCACGATGATGCAGTCCACCCGGCCTGCTTTCACATCCTCCATCATCCGCTGGAATCCAGGGCGCTCAAAATTTGTCCCGGTTTCTCCGTTGTCACGATAGCAGTCGTACAGCTCCAAATCAGGGTGCTTGGCGATATATCCGCACAGATAGTCGATCTGCGTTTGCAGGCTCTCGCTGTCCTTGCGGTCACGGGTGTCCATGATGGAGAGGCGCACATAAAGGGCTGTGCGGAAAATCCGCAGAACGGCGGCCTTGGGCAGCTCATCAACCGGAACACCCTGTGCGGCTGCTATCTGTTTTCTTCTGCTCACACGCGCCATTTACACCGCCTCCTTTACCGTGGAGGCTGCCTGCGTCGCCTGACGCTCCATATACTGTTCGATATAGGCTGCCGCCGCCCTGTACTCATTCTGGTACTTAAAAATGATCTCAATTCGGTTCCCTTCATAGACATAGATGCGGTCGATGATTTTCACCAGGATTTTGCGCTCCATCACATCCACATGACGGAAGGACTTGAAATGGGCGATCCATTCCCCCTGCGGGGAACCCGCCCGCACAATGGCGTCCAATTCCTCCTGCCGCTTGCTGATGGCCGCCGCAATCGCCTCACACTTTTCCGTGTAAATCCGCTGATACTGCTTGAACTCATCTTCATTCAGCAGATGGTCCACGAACTTCTCATAAGCGGACATTTTGAACCGCATGGTCTGTTCATAATCGGCTTTCAGCTTTTCAAGCTGCCGGTCGATCTTTCTGGCCTCCATGTCCTCTGCGGGGAGGGCGGCGATGAATTGCAGGGTTTTCTCAATATTAAGCACCGTTTCCATGTGAGCGTGGATACAGTCACGAACCGCATCCATCAGCAGGGCCTCACTGATATTATGGGTGGTGCAGGCGG